CCCGTTTCACTGGGCTGTGTCCCGATTTTGAGTGACGCGGCGGAGCTGCTTCTTACTCGCGCAGCTTATCGTTGACGACGGATCGGCCTGCTTTGATTGACGTCCGGCAGGCCGTTGGTTGGAAGGCAGCCGGCATCAGTTGGCGCAGGTATAGAGAACGCGATGAAATGATCCCGCGCCATCCGCCGGCCTGGGATGCCGCCGATTGTCGTGTCACGCTCGGCGGCTCAGGAGCGTCTATTCTCCGCTTCGGCGGAGATTTGAAAATTCCCACATCTGGCGCCGCTCCGGGATCTTCCCGGTTTCTTTCTCTATCCGAACGCAAAGGGCGCAGGCGTCTTTCCCCGACCGTTTCTCCCAGCCCTCGCGCCGCATGGCCTCCTCGGCGGCTTCGTCGCTTTTCTCCGCGCCGAGCATCGCCCCGCAGAAGTCGCAGACCGGATTGCGGTATCCGAAAAACCTGTTGATCAATGTGTTCCCTCCGGCGCAGGCGTTTCTTTTTTCCGCCTCTTTGCGTCCTTCTTCTGCTTCCGCGATTTCATCAAACGGAATTCATTGCCCGTTGCCCACGAGCGATATGTCATACCGTACTTCTCCTCAAAGGCCTTGCGCCCCGCAGCAGCCCATTTCAGCGAGTTGGCGTAGCAACGTTCACACAAAAGGATCTTCTTTCCGTCGTATCCTAACTTGTCCTTGATGCGGGGGCGCCCGCAGATGACGCAGAGGCTCAGCTCCTTGAACATCGCCCGGCTGGGCGCTCCGGCCATTTCACGCTTCAGACGTCGTTTTTCTCTCGCTTTGGCTCTGCACCTCTCGCAGCACCTGTACGGGTATCCCTGTTTCGGCAGCGGCCTCCCGCAGATGGTGCAGAGGCCGGACTCCTTCCTGCGCTGCACACGCTTCTTCTTGTTCTTCCGCCGTTTCTCCAGACGCCCCTCCCGGAGCTTCTCTTCCGCCGTTCTCTCCGCCGCACAGTCGGCGCACATAGCATGTCCCGCCATGGTATAGGCGTCCACCTTTTTACACGAAACGCAATAGTGATGCCGCTTCATCCAGGCATAATCATCTTTTCTCTGCCGGAGATTCTCTGCGCGGCGCTCCGGGTCTCCGTTTCTCTTGTTCCTTCGCCGCTCGTTGGCCCTGTCGCTGCACGCTTTGCACCGGCACCGGCCTTCCAGGGTGTAGGCGTCCTGCTTCCCGCACTTTTCGCAGAGGTGGAGCTCCTTCCTCCGCTTCCTGTAAGCCCTGTTGTATTCAATCTGGTCAAAGTGAGCCATGGAGTCGGTCCGTCTCCTTTCCCGAATTTCGCTCTGATATGGGGCAATATTCTGACCCGCGGAGCTCCGCCCCGCTAACCGGCAGCCATACCAAATCCGGCCTGTGCTTCAAGTCTTCCGTCAGTTGCCCCCACCAGCAGCTTTTGGGGCAGCTTTTTGAGAAGTCCGCGCAATGTGTGGAGTCGTGGTTCATAAGTCTTCGCCTTCACGCCGTTCAAATGGATCGGGCGCGCCGACCTCCACATAACACCAGCTCTGCGGCGCTCTGGAGATCCCGAACAGCGACACCGGCAGGGGCGTACTGAAGCGCCCGGCGCCGCTCACGCTCCATAGGTGATACTTTCCATCCCGCCCAGGTCCGTACTGCAAGACCCGCTCAGGCGGCACGGTGGAATAAAACGCGGCGTCTGAGGCTTTCGTGCACACCGTCGCCGCCTCGAAATTGCACATGCCCGTAATGAGGCCGGTGCCTGTTTCATAAAGATAGATCGGCCGCTCCGGCTGCCGGAGGAACTCCTTATCCCGTGGTTCAGACTTCCTGAGCTCATTGCGTTTCACGCCGGCGTAGATCATCGAGGCCCAGTTCGGCCGGATGGCCAGCATTATCCCTTTCACCGCTGTGCCTCCTCACTTACCATCGTCTACAATATAGATCACATCGTAGCTGCCGATGGATACGCTGGCGACGAGCTGGCGCTTGCCCTGGACCGTCTGATAGGCATAGATCAGGGAGTCGTCCCGCTCCATGCTGTCCGCCGGGACCGAGATGACCCGCTCCTGATCGCCCTGATACCGCTTCGCAAACAGTTTCTTCAATTCTTGCCCTCCTGTCTTTTCTCCTCCGCGTTCCGCGCCCTGGCCGCTTCGGTCTGTTCCCGGATCACCTTGACCTGGTTTCGGAGCTTCTCCGTCCGAAGCTCGCTCCAGGCCCTCTGCATGATGAACCGCTTGATGCACTGGTCGCAGCTGTCCAGCGTGCCAACCTCCACAGGGCAGTGCTTCTGATCGCCCACGACGCAGCACTCCGTCTTGCACAGCAGGTCGATGGCAATATCAACGGCCCGTTTCAGGACCTTTTTCTTTTTCATCCCGGCTCTCCTTTCCTTATCTGAAGCATGACATCCCGAAGCGCCCGGATGGCCTTGACCTCTTGGCGCCCTTTGTCTCCGCAGAATTCCCTGAAGGCGCAAGTTTCGACCTCGCAGCGGAAGCGAGCATACCGGCACTCGCAGCGCTCCCGATCCTTCTTCTTGTCCTTCGCCCTGCAGTATTTTTTGTCCCGGTAGATTTCACAGTAGATTTCACCAGCGCACATGCTCATGTCTCACGCCTCCTTCAGTGCGGCCATGCACGCCTCATAGTTTCTCGTGAGCTTGGCCGCCCCGGGCGTCGCCGCCGCTCTGAGCGCCGCGAGCATTTCCTCCGCTTTATCAAGTTTTTCCCTCAGCTCCAAGTGCTGATTCAAACCCTCTAAGGTCATGTGACCACCCCTATCGCTTCATTTCTCCGAACTGCATCTGCTCATATCTCTGCTTTGGCTGGACCTCCGTAATGGAGACAACGCGAACGTCGCCCCACTTCTCCAGATCCTGCGCTATGGCCTCTTTGATCCCGATGGCCTGTCCCGCCGGGCGGTTGACATGAATGATGATCTGCAGCATGGCGTCAACCGCCTTGAGGCACTCTCTCGATCAAGCGATCCAGATAAAACCTCGCTTTTTGAAGATCCTCCGCCCCGTTTTTCAGAGGCCACCGCCAAAGGTATTTGATGATCTGGCCAGTAAGCCAGGCGTTCATCGGATCGGTCTGGCTCGCAAGCGCAGCGCCTATGGCGTCGATACATTCAATCCCTCCGGCTGTATAGTGGGTCGGATGATTCACTGGGTCGTTTATAACTCCATGCCCCATATCAGTCACCCCCGCCAACGATGCCGCTGACGTCACAGTAATCGGGGCCGCAGTCATCCTCCTGCGCCACTCCGTCACCAAGATCATCGAAAATGACCGGGATCTCCTTCTTCATCAGGTACAGAGCGTAGTCTGCAACCTGCTTCATCTGCGGATGTGCAGCCGGCAACGTGCGAAGCTTGAAAAAGTGCCTCCACTCTCTGAGGTTTGCCGTCATAATGACTTCGGTTTTGAGACTGTTCGGCAGGATGGACCTGGCCATCTGCGGCGTCGCGCCGGCGCGGATTAGCCCGAGATAAACCTCCTCCGCCTTTTCGCACAGGCCTTTCCACGCCTCGTACTCCAGGCACCCCTCGTCCCAGAAACACGGCTTAATGACGGTGAGCTCGTTGCCGAACTTGTCCCCGGTGTAGTTGCAGTATCGGGTGCTTTCCTGGCAGAAGGACGCAATCCTGTGCCGCACGATCTCATGGGACACGCCCCTGTCACAGGTGAACTTCACCGTGATGTTGAAATGCTCGATCACTGCCTCATGCCCCCGCTTGAGGATGCCGGCGCAGAACTTTTCCGCGCTGGCGTCAGTAATCTGATCCTCGCTCTTGTAGCAAACTCGGCCGCACTTTTCGATGTGCCGAAGAATCTCTTTGCCGTCGATCGGCGTAATAATTTCAGCTTTGGGATTGATGATTTTCATAATATACTCCTTTCATTTTCCGGCGATATGCCGGTATTTCTTCTTATTCCATGATGCGAGCCCCACAGGCCTCGCATTCTCCGTGGAAATGGCCATTGAACTTTGATCGGTTACCGACCAGCGTTCCTTTCCCTCCACACATGATACAGTCCATGCGCTCTCCGGAGAGCTTTTCAATGAAATCTGCCGCCTCTGTCACAACGGCGATATGGCCGGGGCTGTAGACGCCGCGCTGCATCATTTCCGCCGCATCACGCAGGCGGCAGACAAGATCATTTTTCATTGGTCAACCTCCTCATAGTCTTCAAAGGAATACTGCTTAGGTGGTATGCGTTCTTCCTCTAAAATGGCAATCTTTTCTTTGCCAAGTATCTTTCGGGCCCGGCGCTGTTCAAAGGTGTCCAGAGCTTCATACCCGGAGGAAATGATTTTCTTTTCCATCTTTTTTTGCCTTTGCTCAGCTGCTTTGACCCGTCGCTGGTGCTTTGCCTCTTTCTGAGCTGCTTCTAAATCCGAGGCGTGAATAACCTCTATTCCTGCTTCGACATCTTTGAGGTCCTGAAGGAGATCCCTTCCGACCTTTCTCTCGACCCGGATGTTCATTACCTCTACGCTTTTGACCTTCCCCAGAAAGATATCCATATGCCGACGCATCTCCTCGCGTCGCTGTATGTCGTCTTTACATACCCTGGCTATAGAATTGCAAACGGTCACCGATTTCGGATGATCCAGAAACTTCAGTCCTTTTGTGATGCTCGCTTTCTCTTCGTCCGGCAGCATCCCGACGCCTTTTTTTACCCAGGTAACTTTTACGTCATAGATCACGTTGGCTTTTTGTGGAGAGAGTTCTTTGTCAAGGACCACGCAGCGAGCGCAGTTATAGGTGTTGCATTGCAAAGGATCATATATTGCTGTCCAAGTCTGATCCGTTCTGTTAAAGCGGCATTGATACAAGCAGACCCGCCCGTGATGCTGCCGAGAGAACTCTTCCCACAGCTTTTCCTTGACCTTTTCCATGTCATCCTTGATCTTCTGACCGCTTTGCTCATAGTCCCAAGCGCGGTCAGTTTCATGGACTGCACAGAAATGGAGTTTTTCATAATGAGCTCCTGCGCTGCACCGTTCCAGCAGGGGGTGATTCAGTTCGCATAGCTGCGTCCTGGAATAGTGGGGGCACATAACCGTCATATTGTCGTTCTCTTCGGTCCACTCGATCCCCATATAGGACATGTGGCCGGACATAGAGAGCTGGTTCCGCTTGTATAGCAGACCGCACGGAGTCTCAAACACGACATCTTTCCTTGTGTCATAGCGGTAAGTCCATCCACCTTCAAAATCATTCCACGGTTTCATGCCTGGCGGCGTCTGATCTCTGGTCCATCCTTCGGACAGCAGCTTTTGTGAGGCAAGGTTTGTTTTCATTTCATATACCAGGGCACGGGATAAGGCCAAAGTGATTTTTCATGGTGTCCCTCAGTTCCTGGACTGTCGTTCCATATTCTTTGGCTACGCATTCTTCACAGACAATGCTTTTATATCCGAGAGCTCTGGATATCCGCTTATCCCAACTGTTCACATCGCCACCGCATACTTTGCATGAGATATCCGGCAGCCATCTGACTTTGCGCGGTTCTTTGTACTCGCTCATAGCATCTCCTCCGCTCTTCATATCGCCACCACGTCGGCAAGCTGGGCCATCGTGACGATAGAGATCGGCGCCGCCACATAGTTCGCCCGGATGACCGCCTCGGCTCTGAGGCAGCCGGCGCCGGCAGTATGGAAATACTCGACGCCGACCGTCTCTTCTTTCAGCTTCCCGTTCCCGGCGCGATAAAAACGCCCGGTTCGCTCCGCCTTGAAGTCCTTCGCCTGAACCAGGCGGAGCTCATTCATCGTCGGCTTTTCTGTACTCATGCTCCCGAATTCCTTGCCAGCTTCAGAAAGTGCCGGCGGAGACACTTTGCACAGGTACCCGGTTCCGAAAAGTCTTTATCGCAGGTATAGCCCGGACCGTGCGTGCAAGCTCCGGCCTGTTCCAGCCATCTTGCAGCTATATCAAGGGCCTTTGAATAACCCGGCTTTTTCATGCCGTGCCCCATCTTTCTGCCTGCGCTCTGACTGCCGCGTGCGCTTTCTCCCGCTGCTCGCCTTCAAGCTCGTCGATCGCCCGCTGGAGGCGCGAAAATACGGTCTGCCACTCCGTAAAGAGGAATTTGAACTGGACCATAGCCTCCCCGCTCATGGCGATCTGCTTCTTCAGGGCCTCGACCTCGCCGCGGAGCTTGTCCGCCGCGGCCTTGTCCTCGGCGCCGGCGCCGGCCAGCTTCTCCTCGGCGGCCTTCAGCTTCTCCCGGAGCTTGTCCGCTGCGGCCTTGGCCTTTTCCTTTTCCTCGGCCAGAAGACGCTCAGCGGCCTCCTTGTCGGCCCTGGCGGCCTCCGTTGCCTCAGCGACGCGGCGTTCGATCTCGGCCGGGTCCGGCTCCTGAACAGCGACATCAATGGGCCGGTTCTCCAGCTCCGCGATCTTTTTCTTCGCCGCCTCGATCTCCATGTTCTTCCCGGCGAGCTCGTCCGCCATCTCCGCACGGAGCTTTTCGGACGCCTCCGCTCTGGCCGTTTCCTCGTCTGCAAGCTGCTGGGCTTCTTCCAGCTCCTCGGTCGTCGCCTGCAGTGCCATTTTCGCCGCGTCCCGCTCCCGGATGGCCTCCTCCAGCTCCCGCGTGGAGAGGTGCTCCGCGTCCACCTCAAGGGCGAAGTCCTCCCGCTCCTCTTCCGGCACCGCGAGAAGCCGCAAAGCATTGGAAACGCTTAAATTATTCAACGATGAATACTTTGTTTCCGCCCCGAAAAGGCTCCCCTGATCGGCGCCGTATTCGGCGTAGACCCGCATGAAGCGGCTCGCCGTCGGCTGGGAGAATTCCGTCTCCGTTTTCAGCCAGTTCAGCCACTCGCCGTGGGGCACCAGCTCCTTCGCCTCGGTCAATCTGCGGCCAATCTCGACCGCGTAATAAACATTCAGATACCGTGCCGCGCTGGTGAGATTGCGGATCTCCGCTCCCACGGCTTCCGGCGTCCTGACTCTGCTGAGAGGAACACGCGCCCCCTGCTCCACAGCGGGTCCCCTCGCGCGATCATGTTCATTCATGCTGCACTCTCCTTTTTATTCTTGGGGACGATCGGCGTCCCGTCTTTCTTTCTTCTGCTGCCGGCCTTGACCCATTCCAGCCAGGGATCGAGGAAGTCCCGGTATTTTTCCCTCGGATCCGGTGCAAAACGTCCCTTGGCAGTATAGAGGCCCTCGTTCCGGTATCCGTGGATCTGGTGGAGCTCCGTGCCCCACATCTCGATTGTCAACCACGGCTTGTCTGGGCTCTTTTCTTTCCGCATGAAGAGAATCGTGGTTTTCCCCTCTACATGCCGCTGCGCATAGCCGGCCACGCAGTGCTTCAGGATACGGCCTTCGTCTTCGATGGCCTTCTCTCCGTCCGGGACGATGATTTGATAACCGTCTGCTGCCCAGGCGTATTTCCGCTCCAGCTTCTTGCGAAGCACAGGATAGGTTTTGCCTCGGGCCTCACGGGCCATCTCTTCTCGTTCCTTTTCCGCTGCTCGTTCTCTGCGCCTCTCAGCCTCCCGGCGATCCCGTTCTGCCTGGAGGCGCCGATTCCGCTCCTCCACCATGGCGTCATGCCGCTCCTTGAGATCAGCTGGGAGGATCACGTCGCTCCGATGAAGCGCCAGCCCCTGGGCGGCCGCCATGTCGACATAGTCCATCCACGCGCTGCAGGCGGCGCTCATGTTGCAGTGCCATTGCGAATCGAAGTATCTGTACAGCCGTGCCAGCGGCACGCCCCAGTGCTGCGCTTTCTGTTTGGCTCCAGGATGGCAGCCGTAGAAATCATAGATTTCCCTCGCCGTCTCCATTCCGACCTTCTCCGTACGGTTCAGATGCTTCCAGAATTCGAGGATGCCGATATCTCTGCCGCCGGACTGAGGCAGACTGAGAAACGCCTTCACCGCCTGCTGCGGTACCTTGAACGCCTTGCGCGGATCAGATTGTGTCCAGTCCAGGACGGTGTAGTGCTTCACCCCGTGCCGTGCGAGATCCCACACGACCTTCTCCATGTCCGCTTTCATGAGCATCTCCACCTGCCGAGGATAGACATAGGCGAGGTGGATTCTCTTGATCACGTCCTGTTCGGCCCTGACCCATCGCCCCGCGTAGCAGTACCGGATCGGTGTCTTATCGAGCGCGTCCGCTCCGATCACGCTGTAGCACATGCTTTCATTCGTGTTGTAGGTGAACGGCTCGCAAACCGTCTTCTTGTTGAAGCACTTATAGGCATCGCGGTACACTTCGGAATACTCCCCATACCAGCCCCGGGAGACATGCTCCACTGCATCCTTTCCAAAGCGGTACAAGGCTCTCTCATGCGCCGTCGGCGCTGCCGTAAGCATCCGAAGGTCTGTATACTCCTTCTTCGCTTCCGCGCAGTCCGCCCAGAGCGCCGACCCGTCCCATCGCAGCAGCACGAAGCGACGGTACTGGCAGAGGTTTTCCCTCTTCCCGGTGTATTTCAGATCCTTCACCTTGCCCTGGCGCCCGCAGAACGGGCAAGGCGTTGTTTCCTTTAGGATCGGATCGTTGTCATAGACGCTGCGCGGCTCCCGGATGTGTATTTCGTCCCACAGCTCATGGTCCGCCGGAAGAACCTCATGCCTTCGACAGCAGGTGGTCCAGATCTCGCCGGTGCTCTTCCGTCGGAAGATGTAGCTGTCGAACAGGGCGTTGATGTCATCGATATCCCGCTTCCTGAACTTCGGCGCACGGCGCCGGAACGCTTCGATCTTCTCGTTCATGCCCGGCGCCTCCTCAGAAGAAGTCGCTCAGGTCGATGATCGGCCCGGTCTTCGGTTCTTCATCGGCGTCGTCGTCCACGGACGCGCAGAGGTTGATCCTCAGCTCACACTTGATCGCGGCGCCGGGGAAATAGAACTTGACGGCGGCGCCCCACGCTTCCAGATCGCTGATCGCGCTTCCCTTGACGCACTTGGCGACGGCCTTCATGCAGTCCTCGAAGCTCCCGCCCTGGGCCACGGCCTGAGCAAACTCTTCATCCTGCCGGCAGAAGTCCAAAAGCGCGTCATGGACGGACTGCTTCATGACATTGCCATATCTGTCGAGGCTCTTTTTCACGCCCTCGTCCAGCTTTTCCTTTGCTTCGTTATAAAATCCCATTGTCTTTTTCCCGCGGGCCGTGATATAATGTCCGCGGAGATCTCCTTTCCTTGGTTGATTTCCGCGCCCTGAGACGCTTGCACCGTCTCGGGGCATTTCTTTTTTCTGACCTTGATGATCCGCTTCCTGCATCCTACGCCCGGCGGGCAGCCCCTGGGCTTCCCGGTCCGGAGGATGAAGTCGCAGAGGTTGTCGTGCGCTCCGGTGTATCGGCTGCGATAAATGCAGGGCTTGCAGAACCGTTTGTCCGCCTCGGTGAGTATCATCATGCCGTATACCCCCAGGCCGCCGCCTTGCCGAGCACCGCGTTCGCGTAGCTCCGCGTTCCGTCGTCATGGCCGACGTGATAGGCCGTCAGCGCCGCGCTGATCTCGCCGTATGTCTTGAGAAGCTTCCCCAGCAGGCTGACGCCTGCCTGGATGTTCTCATCCGGCGGCATATTCGGATCAAAATACAGGTAATGGAGCTGGCACAGGCCGTAGTCCTTTGAAGAGCTCACGGCGTCCTCCTGAAAATTGCTCTCCGCCTCGATCAAGCCGAGCATCAGGAGAGGATCGATCCCGGCCTCGGCGCACGCCTCCAAGAGCACCGCCTGCAGCTCCGGCCGCAGGGGAACGTCGTTCCGCCAGACTGCCGGCGCCGTCTCCTCGACCTCTGCCGGTGCTTCCTCCGGCGTCTCGGGGCCTACGGCTTCCGCTTCGATGTGCAAATTCCGCTCAGTTATGCGCACTTTTCGTACATCGTCGTGCATTTTCTGCGGTTTCATGTGCAAATCCGGCTCTGTTACGGTCATTTCTCGCACAAGCTCGTACACCTCCGCCGCGGTCTCCCGCTCCGGTTCTTCCTCCTGGATGGCAGGAGGGCGCACCGTCGGCGCCGACATGAGCATGGCGGCCGCGAGCATGGCCATACATACAAAAACTTTCCGCTTCATGCACTATTTCCTCCAGTCCTTCTTTCCGGATTTGCGAAAGATTCGGACAAACTCAGCGATGCCGGCAATGAACTCGCTGTTCGTCGCCTTGTCTTTGAACGCGTTCACCGTATAGCCGAAGAGCATGGTCAGCGTTTCTATGTTGCCGCGGCTCCACGCAACCTCTATGGCGTGGCGGATGGCGCGCTCCGCCCTGGTGGGCGTCGTCTCGAACTTGCGGGCGATATCGGGATAGAGCTCCTTCGTTACGGCCCGCAGATAGCTCTCGTTGTTGACTACGCGGATGATTGCATCTTTTGCATAGTAATAGCCGAGGAGATTCATGGGGACGCCAACGTCTCGAAGTATGTCGCTGATGAGCATTTCCAGCTCAGCTTCCTGGTGCTCTGCTTCCTTGATGCTTTCTTTCACTTGGATCCTTCCTTTCTGATTTCTTAGGTTCCGAAAAATGACAACTGCAGTTCCTCAAATGTGCGCCGTGCCTCCTCCTTCCTCTCCTTCTCTTCCCGCCGTGCCGCCTTTGCCTCGGCCTCGGCGATCTCCTTTTCCAGCCGTTCATGTGCGAGGCGCGACTGCTTTTCCCTCCAGGTCTCGGTCTTCCTCGGCTTGCCCTTGTTCAGCTCCGGGCAGGTTGCAAAGTGGCTCTGCCATACCTTCACCGTGGCGGGCCCCGCCATCCCGACCACCCGGCCGCGGATCATCTCGCCGTCCTCGTTGATGTAAAGCGATCCGTCCTTGTCCGGGATGACCTGCAAAGAAAAGCCGTCGACCGGCATCATCTTCCCTCGCTTGGTCTGGATGAAGCTGATCGGTCGCCCGCATTTCTTGCAGTACGCCGGTTCTCCGTACATTCAGTTCACCTTCTTCCGTTTCTTTGCTCCGCCCTTTTTCGGCGGCTCGATAAAGTGCCGGGCTGTCCCGTGCTTCGTCAGATGAAGATAGGCGACCCCGGCCCGGTTGTTCTCCCGGCGGATCGCCGGCTTACCGCAGACCGGGCAGATCAGCTGATACTTTGCTCTGACGTCGCTCGGATTGTTTCCGATATCCATGCCGCGCCCTCCTCAGAACGGCAGGTCCGGCCCGTCAACGAGCTGGAATCCGCTGCTGAACGCACGCCCACCGCTGCGCGTCGGGTCCCCTCGCGCGATAATGCTGCGCGTCGTCGTCGCGTGGTCCGGCCAAAGCTCACGGATGATGTCGCCCACGGCCTTCCTGCGCTTGCCCTCCGGCTCTTTGTCGGCGTCTCCCTCCGAAGGAACCGGCGGGACAGTCGGTGGCGCGGTCTTGAACGCCGGCGCCGACAGCTTCGCGCATTCCTCCTCGGTCAGCTCGCTCTTGCCGAACTCCTCGATCCACCGCTCCCGGCTCCAGCCGTAGCGCATCATGGCTGCCGTCTGGGCGTCCGCCCGGAGCTGACGCGCGGCCTCGCCGTTGCCGCCGTGGACGCTGCCCGGCCCCTCGTGGCATCCCCAGTGATGGAGCTCCACCCAGAGGCCCAGCTCCTTGCTCTTCTGCCGGTTGGCCGCGCCGAAGGGCTCGTGCCTGTCCATCTCATAAGCACGTCCGGGCTTCCCGCAGAGATAGCAGCAGCATGTCCGCGCCGGCTGCATGATGCTGGGCGCGTACCCGTTGCGCCCGATCTCCGCTCCATACGCATTTGTTTTCATTGGTATCCTCCTTCCTGTTTGGCTCCCCTGCCAATGGGAGCTGTCACGGCGCCGCCGTGACTGAGGGGTATCCATCCGCCGTGAACACGGCCTTGCCTCGGTACAGCTCGTTAAGGTATGTCAGCTTGATCGCCGTCGCCGCCCTGGCCATTTCCTCCGGCGCCAGGTCATCCATGTCGACGAGTCCGCGCTCCGTATGTACATAAGAGATCACCTTGATCCCGTCCTTTGTCACCAGCATCGGCCTCGCCTCCCTTCATAAGCTATGCGCCTGCGCCTGTCCGTCTTGTCTATGTAACTGCCCTTATTGTTCACGTATCGTGTACTTATTCGCCAAAAAAAAGAGTGCCTACAGTCGTATGAAAGAACGCGGCCAGCGCTACTTTCGTTTCGTCTCTAGGTACTCTTTCTCCGTTTTCGTACATTTGCATAGCAGAATTACTGACGCCAATGGCCTCAGCGACAACTGCGCGCGGGGTGTTGCCTCTCAGTTCAGTTAAGCTCTTCCCTATCTCCTTTGCCGTTTTCATGTTGTTTCCCTCCTTTCGTGTACACATTTCGTGTTTTTCTATAAAATATCACGTATCGTGTATTTTGTCAACACATATCGTGAAATATTTTTCTTGCATTTCACACGTTATGTGTTATACTCATTCTGAAGGAAGTGATATCAATGGCATTTAAGGATGAATTGCGCCGTTTGCGAAAGCAGGACGGTTTGACCCAGGCCGATCTTGCTGTAAGTCTTGGTATTGCCAAAAGCACAATTTCCATGTATGAGTGCGGTAACCGTGAGCCCGACTTCGAGACACTTGAAGCTATCGCCGACTACTTCAACGTAGATATGAATCGGCTGACCGGAATCGATAAGGCTTCCGATGGTCTTATTTCTGCTTCCTATGACGTTACAGCGAAGGAATATGCTCTCGTCCGCTCTTATCGCAAGGCCTCCCCCTCTGATCGGCAGATCATCGACAACATTGTTGCCCGCTATCCCGTGGAGGAGATCGAGACCGCTCCGGCGTCGAAGATCATCCCCCTCTTCGGCACCGCTGCCGCAGCCGGCCCCGGCGAGTTCGACACCGGTCTGCCCTGGGAAGAGTACAGCGTCCCCGCCGACAGCAGCGCCGCCTTTGCCGTCCGGATCTCCGGCGACAGTATGGAACCGGTCCTGCAGGACGGTCAGATCGCGCTGTGCGCGGAGCTGGCGCCGCGGACCGGAGATCTCACCGTGATGATGGTCAACGGCTGCCTGCTCGTCAAGCAAGTCATCTTCGACAGCTTCGGCAACATCTATCTCCGTTCCCTCAACCGCGCGCGCAAGGACATGGATCTCGATATCATGGCCAGCGGCAGCGACACGGTCACCTGCTACGGCATCGTGATCCTGAAGCGCCGCCCCGCTCTTGTGGATCAGTAACCTTCTGGAGGCTTTTGATGGATTGGTTTCTCAAAATCATCATTTTTGTTCCTGTTGTCGCAGTAATAGCGTTCATGCTATTCCTTCTTGTCCGGATAACCCGGCCAAATCCTTTTGATCGCCGACTAAGTGAAAAGACCTATGAATTTTGGAAGGACAGACACGGAACCCCTACACTACGTCTATCTTTCCCTCACAGGAAAGACAATTCGCTTTTCGTTCTGAGGGATGCCATATATGATGTTATGTACAGTCATAGCGATCTTGAGGAGCTCACAGTCCTTACAGACGCATCCTATCCGTTTAAGTGGGATCCGTTCATTTCCTTTAGATTTCTGAAGAAGCTTAATCTTCGCAATTACATATCGATAAATGACCATGAATTCGAAGTTGTTGGCTTTGTTGAAACCTTGGTTATTCCCGAAAACACTAAGACATTACAATTTGCGGAAGACTGCCACGAACTGAGAGATCTGTATATTCCATGCAAACGCTATGTTCCTGCCTATCAGGCGTTCGGAAAACAAATTATCGTTTCAGAAGGTTTCTCAGTCTATGTGCCATCTGCTTTGTTGGATACTTACAAAAACAGCGTTTCCTGGTCCCGTGAGATTTTTGTGTCAGAATACGGAGAACTAATTAAGCCTGCTTTCAAAGCTGCCTTTCCTGATATGTTCGTCAAAGAGCCAATCAAGCCAGCAGGAAAAGAAACATATCTAATGGAATCAAAAGACGGGTTGTTGGTTGAGGTCCCGGCAGACCGTCTGGATGCTTGGGCGGCAGCGCAGGACGAACCCGAGCGCCCTTTGACTGAAGCTGAGGAAAAGTTAAAGGAAATGATTATGAAGGATATATACGGCTCCAAATGAAAGGAGGCCCGCTATGTCACCGAGGAAAAAGTTCTTACTCTTCGCTGTCTCTGCCCTCTTATTCCTTTCCGCCTGCGGCTCTGATCGACGAGAATCCTCCCGTCAGATCGATGATATGACCGCCGAAGAGATCCTGGCATATCTCGAAGAGCGTTACCCTGCGTCAGTCCCCGCGGCAGCTTCGGAGTCTCCTGAAATTCTCACGCTGGTGCCTTCAGAATCAGATCCAATGACCTCGGTGTCTCCCTCTCGTTCCCTCCCTGTTCCGACGCCCGCGCCATCGACAGTGCCGATCATTCTGACGACGCCTGAACCCACGCCCGCGCCGACGCCCGCGCCGACACCCGCACCCACGCCCGCGCCCACACCAGCGCCCACACCAGCGCCCACGCCCGCACCCACGCCCGCACCCACACTCGCTCCGACGCGGACGACCGACGAATCCACAATTACCGTTTACATCACCAAGACCGGAACCAAGTATCACAGAAGCGGATGTTCGTATCTCAGCAAGAGCAAGATCCCCATTTCTCTTTCTCTCGCAAAATCCTATGGGTACACACCTTGCTCCCGCTGCTGGTAAAACGAGACCCACTCCCCGCCGGTCTGTTCCGCGGCTTCGTGAACCGCAATTGAAAGGAGGCCCGTCATGCCAGAACTGAAAATCGCCGCGGTCTACCTCCGCGTGAGCACCGACGACCAGAAGGAGCTCTCCCCGGACTCCCAGCTGGAGGCCCTGCGCGCCTGGGCGGAGAAAAACGCCTGCGTGATCCCGGAGCAGTACGTCTATGTGGACGAGGGGATCTCCGGCCGTTCCGCCGAAAAGCGCCCGAAGTTCATGGAGATGATTGGCGCGGCCAAAAGCGCGGAGCATCCCTTTGACGCCGTCCTCGTCTGGAAGTTCAGCCGCTTTGCGCGGAGCCAGGAGGAAAGCATCGTCTACAAGGCCATGCTGTCGAAGGTGGGCGTGGACGTGATCTCCATCTCCGAGCCGGTGATCGAGGGGCCCTTCGGCAGCCTGATCGAGCGCATCATCGAATGGATGGATGAGTATTACAGCATCCGCCTCTCCGGTGAAGTCAAGCGAAGCATGACGGTGAACGCCCAGCGCGGCGTGCCGCAGATCGCGCCGCCCTTCGGGTACAGAAAAAACCCCGCGGAGGGCAGCCCCTTCATGGTCCCTGAGGAGACCGAGGCCGCAGTGATCCGCGAGGTCTATTCTGATTATCTGTCCGGCGTCCCGGTCTGGAAGATCGTCGACGGGCTGAACGTGCGCGGGATCCGGACGCATCGCGGCGGGAAGATCGAGAACCGCACCGTCACATACTGGCTGCAAAACCCCGTATATATCGGTATGGTCCGCTGGACGCCCTCCGGCCGGACGCGCCGCGACTTCCATAACCCGGACACCATCACCGCCCCCGGCGACCACGAGCCCCTTGTCAGCCGCGAGGACTTTGACGCCGTGCAGCTGCTCGTCGCCGCCGCGGCGGAAACGCACCGTCCGAAGTCCCGCCCCTCTTTCGAACTGAAGGATTGGGCCTCCGGCGTCGTGCGCTGCGCCTCCTGCGGCAGCACCCTGGTCTTCCAGCGGCCGCGGTACTTCATCTGCAACGGCTATGTCCGCGCCCGCTGCAAGAACCGGAACAGCATCACGGTTGACGCCCTTCACACGGCCATCCTGGAGAAGCTGCGCGCCGACAGCTCTGCCGCTTATCCTCTTCGATATAAGATCACCCGCTCCGACGATACAGAGCGTGAGCTGCGCGTGCTGCGCCAGCAGGCCGATCAGTACGACAGGAAGCTCTCCCGCATCCGGGATGCCTATGCCGCCGGCATTGACTCCCTGGATGATTACCGTCGCATGAAAGAAGCGCTCGATGCCCAGCATGCGGAGCTCCTCGGGAAGATCGCCGAGCTGGAGTCCCGCGTGGATCCCGCCGCCGCCGAGGCCGCCTTGACAGAGAGTATCCGCAAGACGCTGGAGACCCTCGAAGACTCCGACACTCCGCTCCATGAAAAGAACACCGCTGCGAAGGCGCTTTTTGAAACCGTTATCTGGGACAAGGCGACCGAAACCCTTACGATCACATACCGCGTTTTTATTTAACCCTGTTTTATTGCCTGATGGAGTACGGAGGTCCATACACCAACAGACTATCATTTCACTATCACAGCATACTCCCTCATGCCGCCCGCAACAAGCAGGCGGCTTTTTCTGCTGCTTTGGGATGTCGTCCCTGCAATATGAAGGATACCGCTCATAAAATAGGCGCGCCCGATTTCCCGGACGCGCCCCGCCTGTCTTGCTGTTATCTCAGGCTGTCTCTTGCCGCTTCCAGTGCAAGCCCAAGGAGTGCGTTCTCTCCCCCGCTGAGTTCGCCGCCCAGAAGCGGATTACCTGTTCCGGAGCTCAAAGCATTGAGTGCGTCCACTTCTTTGAGCATCTGCATCGTGTCATAGATTTCCTTCCCGATCCCCGTGTCATAGGGGTTCTTATACGGTTTCCAACTGCTATTTGCCATCTGCCAGAGGACCGCCTTCTGCGTCGTCGTCAGCTCGCCGCCCAAAAGCGGATTGCTGCCGCCGACTCTCATCGCATCCAGGCCGGCCCTGACCTCCGCCTGGGAATAGCTCTTGTTTCCGTCCGCGTCAAAGCTTGGAAGCGCTGCGCGCCAGCTGACATAGATGTCCGGCGTGATGCCGTAACTCATGCCTCCCGTCGCATTTGTAAGCTTGATATACCCGTCCACCTGCCCGGCATCCCGCAGCTTGAGATAATCGCCGATCGTCGTGCCGCCCTCCACGAGCTGAAGCATCTTCGCATACCCTGTCGGATTGCCGTATTCGTTGACCAGTTCCGTCCCCATGATGGCGCCCATGGCGGAGATCTTCTCCATGTCCGTGAGCTTTGCCTCGGCGATGGCGTGCAGCTTCTGGCCGTCGGTGACGTTTTCCCGTCCCTCTTCCGGCTTCAGCTTCCGCAACGTCTCGAACAGCTGATAAGACTTGTCCGGCGAAAGGCCGACCGCCGTGAAATTGTCATATGTTCCCGCCGTGGCCGTGGACATTACGCTGAAGGTGAGCTGCTCTCTGATCACTTCGGCCTGCCGCTCCGTGAATTTCTGACCGTCGATCCACCTTGAGAACGTCGCCGCCTTCTCCGAGGCCGCCATTACGCTGTTGTCGATCTCGTCATACTTATCATAGATAGCGAAGGTCCGTGCTGTGGAGAGTCCGCTGTTTTTGATGGCCTGCAGCTTTTCCGTCCGCCGCTCCGCCGGCGCCATGGCCGCATAGAGGTCCAGCTTCTCCTGATCCGTCAGGTCCATTTCGAGGATCGCTTCGCGCTTCATTGCGCCGCGCTCCGCCGTACTCTTGTCCTTGTCGGCGTCGATCGCTGCGTACTCTACGCTGAGCGCCGCCCACTCGCTGAGCGTGGCGCCTGCCTGCATGGCCGCGATGGCATTCTTGTTCTCTTCGCCCGCGTCGAACTGACGGAATACAGCACCCTTCGCTTCGTTTGCGGCATAGTCATAGATCTTCTTGATCATCGCCGTTTTCGTTTTTTCGCCCGCGGCTTTATACGCATCCGACCTGATGAGCTCGTCCAGTGAATCTCCGACTGCGTCGCGCCATGTGTTGCTGTAGATCTGCTGCTGCACTGCGCCGAGCGAATGGCTTTCACCGTCGATCGTGACGCTGCTGGGCGTGTCCGTCGGTACCGCGTTGGTGTACCCGTCCGCGTAAAGCTTCGCGAGCTCCTTCGTGAGGTCCTCGCTCGGATCCTCCAGGCGAGCGTCAAGGATGTGCCCCAGGCGCATCTCCAGCGCGTCTCCGGTGAGGCCCTTCAGTCCGTCGCGGTCCGCGTGCTTCACAGCGTCCTCATAGGCCACGTTGATCGCCGGGCTTGCCCAGCTCAGTGCGCCGAGGAGATAGGCCCGGACGTTGTTGATCGGCAGGCCGCTTTTATAGGTTGCCAGGACTCTGACCGCGTCCTCGACGGCCTTGACGTACATATAGCCGTGCTCCCGCATGTACTTCGCCCAGTCTCCGCCGTTGGCCGCGACCGTGCTGCTGTCCTGCACCAGCCGCACAGCTGTCTTTCCGGCATTCACGACGCCCTCGAGGATCTCGCTGATCTGCGTCAAGCCCGGAGCATCCAGGCTGTACCAGTGCTCCCCGAGGATCGCGCCGATCACATCCGCCGCCACGTCGCCGCCGATGAACACTCCGGCGCTATCGCGAAGATACTGCCCTATGAACTGCTCCATTACGCTCTCCGGTATAAGCTCGCCGTCGTCGTCGCGGTATTTCTTGGCCTTATTCTTCCAAAGCGCGTTCAGGAATGTGATCGTCCCGATCATCAGGTTTCCGACCATGATGCCGAGGACAGCTTTGCCGGCCTTGGCCGCCGCCTCTCGCTTCTGGGCGGTGTCGCCGCTTTCCCGCGCCGCGCTCATCTCTCCGAAGGCCTCCCGAAGCATGTTGTACTCCTGCTGCGGAACGGTCTTGAACATCGTGAACGCTCTCGAAACGCCACTCGACTCGCGCATGACTTGACTACGGTGCATGACGTCATACATCGGCTGCGACCGACTGACGGCCTCCTCGAACTCCGAAGCGACCGCCTTGTAGAAGGCGTCCTCGCCGGCGTCGATCTGCGTCTGCGTGCCAGGGCGGAGCTGCGTCTCGTTCCGTACTTTATTCTCCGCCCAGGTCCACAGCGTCCGTACGGTGAAGTCGTCCATCCAGTTGATGGCGCCGCCGCCGAACACGAAGTTGAGCACGCGGTTTGACTGGATCAGTCCCGGATTGTCCTTCATCAACGCCGTCTCCGGCGTCGCGTAGCCCATGTTGCGGTAGCCGAGCTCTCCGGTGTATTTGCGTACTAGCTCCCTGTCGACCTGCGCCGCGCCGGGGAGCCACTTCGGCATGTTGCCCCAGCCGAGATAGGCTGTTGCAAGAGGAAAGGATGCAAACTGCTTGGCCACGATGGCCCAGTTTGCGCCGAATACAGACTGCACATACTTCGAGAGTGCCTTGTCCATAATCACATCCGCCTTCGGATGCTTCAGGTCCTTGTTCCCCTGGAGCTCCGTCATCAGATCCTCGACCCAGCTCACCGTTCCCGCGCCCTGCGTATCATCGATGACCTTTTTCACGCTTTCGCCTTTGCTCTTCCAGTTCAGGACCGCGTTGACATTTCGCACCGGGATGGCAAGGCCCACGAATTTGGCCGTGCGGTCCACGCTCTTTTCGAAGGCGTCTATGGCGGAGATGTTCAGGCTCGGAGTCCAGCTTTCCTTTCTTGTCTTCAGGTTGCCGACGCCCTCGGCGGTGACGTCGAAGACGCCCGGCTCGCTCCTGTTGTAGTTGCTGTCCGTATAGATCGGCGCGTAGTACCGGCCCATGGCCTTGTCATAGCCGTAGAGTGCATTACTGACACGGTTGATCTCGCCCTTGGAGAACTCGTTGTAGAACCGCTCCAGGATGTCCGCCAGCGCCTTCTCCTCGACCGTGAGATCGCTCACGATCTTCTTGACGGCCTCCGGCGTCATCAGGAAGGTCCGCGCTCCTTGCTTATATGCCTCCGCACGCTTCCCTCTGCTGTAGAGCTCCTTGTTCGCGAAGGTCCTACCTCCGGCCATGTGCCTCAAGTTGTCTTCGGACTTGCTCTCCAAATACATTTGCACCTTCATGGCCGGCGTCATCCACACCGTGACGGGATCCCCGAAGATGGGCTGGTCCATTTCGCCCCACTCGGCCACCGGCGAGAACTGCACCTCGTACCAGATACCGTCCTTGCCCTGGCCGTCGGCGCGCTGCACCCACTTCTTATTCTGCTTCATGAAGTCCGCGAGCATTGCGTTGGCGTTGTAGATGAAGCGCCGCTGGTCCCGCTCGCCCTTCTCCAGCATCTTTGCAAGGGAATACCACGCGGAATCCTTCCTCCATCCGGCCATTTGCTCGAAACGGTTCATCGGCGTCAGCTGCGCGTCATTATAGCTCTGCCACTTTTCGTCGGCCTTCTGCGCGAGCTTGCCTTTCTTCTGTGCTTTCGCCGTGGCCTTCAGCTCGTCGATGCTGTCGGCTGCGACGCCGGCGACGGTCCTGTTGAACTCGTCATTGACCAGATTATTCCGGTCATAGACCTCCTGGCGGAGCTGCGCGGCGGCGTTATAGAGCTGACGAAGGTCGCCGATGTCCATTTCCCCGATGTTCCTGACCCCGGAGTTGTTGAGCTTGACCCGCTTCCAAATCTCCGTCAATTCCTTGGTCGGTATAAAACTGACGTCGTGTTCCTTGCTGTTCTCGTTTGTTTTTCTTTCGATCAGATCGGCGATCTCTCCGAACGTCATTTTATACTTGCTGCTCCAGCGCATTTCGTTGACGGCGTGCACGGAATAGAAGTTGAGGTCGCTGAGCACTTCGTCGATCTTCGGGCGCAGGACCGCCGGCGCTTGATTCCGGTTTTTCTCCAGCCACTGGACCTGCTTGAGTGTCTTCTGCTGGAGCTCCCGAAGCTCGCGGTCCGCCTTCTGCCTCTGCCGCTCCTGCTGTCGGCGCTCCCACGCCACGGCACGCTCCTGCTGGACCATGCGATCTGTTCGGTCCTTCAAAAATACTTCAAGCCCTGCCTTATCAGCGTAAGTACGCAGCGCATAGTCGATGTGCCGCTCCATTTCGTCCTGAATCTGGTCCTCGGTCACGTATTCCTGCCCGGCGATCATCGCGGAATAGTCCGCGAGGCTCATCTTCTGGTCCTTTCCCTCCTCGGCAAGCTGGACGATCTTCTCAAGGATCTCGCGCAGATCGGTGTCCCTTGCGTCGAATATCCCGGGGAAAAGATCGCTAAGCTCCGCGTTCCACTGATCTGCTCCGCGGGCGCCGGCGTCGTTAACCATGTAGACGCCGGCTGCCATGGCTCGCACGCGGAAACGGTTCCAATCGTCGCCGAATTCCGCCTTTACTTGCTCCGGGACGTATACGCGCCCATCCTTGACTGCATCCCGCCCGGCGCGCTGGTATTCCGTCGCCGGGACGGTCACGACGCCGGCGCTGTACAGGCGATCCATAAGCGCGTCCACGTCATCTTGCGTGATCTTCCCGTCGCGGAAGACCTTGTTGGCAAAGGTTTCCACGAACTTGCCCAGCTCCGCCCGCTGCCCCTCCGGGATGTCGAAGTATCGCAGGAGGTCGTTCTGGAGCTGTCGGACGGAGATCGTCGGCGCGGACTTGCTCTTCTTCTCCGTCTTCTTCGTGCGCTCCGGCTTCTTCCGTTTCTGCTCCTCGCCGCGGAGCCGCTCCAGTCTCTGCGTGAGCTGCTTGATCTGCCGTTCGTTCTCGGCCAGCGCCTTCGCGCCGCCCTTGTCCAGGAGGTCATGCTGATACTGCTTATCCTGAAGCCGCTCCAGCTCCTTTTCCACAGCCGCGATCTCCTTCGGTCTGCTGCTCTGCTCGCGGATGTCCTTGCGCAGCTGACGGCGCCGTTCTTCGTTCTCCCGGAAGGCCGCCCGGTCGGTGTCCGCCAGATTGCGCCGGGTCTCCACATTGCCACGTGCCCGGAGCTCCTGCCGCAGCTCGTCGGTGTCCGCTTCGTCGTCCACGGAAAAGACGATACCATCATCCTGGACGCTCGCATCGATGCCGAAATGCGCCAGCACATCCTTCGGAAGGATATTCGGATAGTTTTCCTTGACAATCTCAAGCAAATCTGCTACGGTGTAATAGGAATCCGTTGTATTGGCGAGAAGCTGCGGCGCTGCGGTGCCGTGAGTACGCATCACTCCGGATTCCATTTTCTTTGCCTTCGCGCCCTTCAGGACGTCGTATATCTCCATGGATTCCAGAGCTGTCTTGTTGTCTGCAAAATGTCCGATTTGGCTGCGGACGATATAGATGTCACCCTTTTCGTTTTCTGCTGCGCCGATCAGCACATGGCTGTATTCGCCGTCGCCCTTCTTCGGCTTCGCTCTCGGGCCACGTTCGTTGACCTTGATGGAATTCTGAAGGATCTCCGCGAGATCCGGCGTCACCTCTGCCGTGACGCGCGCTGATGCATTTGTGATATTCCCGACTGCCCCGTGCAGCACGCCTTTGGTATTGAAGAGTACATTCGCGCCGAGGTCCGGGATGAACACATATCTCTGCTCTCTTGCGTCCCCGTTTTCCGCCTGATAAACAATGACCGGCGCTTTTGCTCTCGCCTCGACCGCCAGTGCATTTGCGTTGATCCGTTTTCCTCTCGTTGGAATGGACTTGCTCTGAATCTTTACGACCCGAACAGGGTCTTTTTTTGTCAGAGCATCATAGCTGAAAGACTTCGCCCGCTCGTCGGCGTCATCCTCTGTTTCCGAAGAGAACATGGCGTCTCCCGCCGGCGGCCCTGTGGTGCTCTCCGTCGCCTCGGCGGTCTGGCTGTTCGTCCCCCAGAATTCATCCCGGAACTGCTGCGCGGTCTCGGTGAACTGCGTCGCGCCGGCGCCGAAGCCGTTGAGCCCGGAGACGGCGTCCGCGAAAAGCTCGTTCTTGATCCGCCCCAGCGCCGCCTCATACTCCGCATCGGTCATCCCCTCGTGGAGATCGATCACGCCGGCCAGAGCGCTGATGTATCTGTCCAGGACTTTCTCAAATTCCTCCGGGGAGTACCGCTCCCGGATCCGCTCCTCCAGGAGCCTGTCCTGCGCAGGCAAATTCTGCCACCGTGCATGCCAGAGCTCGTGCTCCGCGATCTGTTCCGGCGTCGCGCTCAGGTTGTCCGCCTGCACATAGACGGTGTTCGTCGCCGGTACATAGGTGCCGCGGGCTTTCTTGATCGCTCCGTTCGTCTTCCGGAAGGGGATGCTGCCCAGAATGAACACGGTCTCGACGCCGCTGCGCCGGTTGTCCTCCCGGATCTTCCGGAGGGGCGCGTCGGTCTGATCCTCCGGCAGCACGTAGGTCTCGCCGGTGTTGACCGCGTTTGGGATTTGGAAGTCGTTTACCGGGTCTGCCGGCCGGAGCCGTAGATCTCGGACAAGAGCATGTCTTTGAGCCGCTGTACGCACTTCTCCGGCGGCTTCTTTCCCTGTGCTTCCTTCCAGTCTTCCAGCTTGCTCTCGGGCACGGATACCATCATTCCGTTGTCCGCTTCCATCAGATACGTCGTTTCCTTCGGCATATGCCTGTCCTCCTGTCACAGTTGATGTGGACCGCGCGCCCGCTTCGCTGGTCCCCTCGCGCGATGATGCTTCCGCCGTGCTTTTCTGCGCTGCGGGAGCGTTTTTGTTTTCCTTGGCCGTCTGTGAGGTCCTCGCGCTCTGTCCGGCGAGATATGCCGCCTCCCGCTGGATGTCAGAGATCCCCGGCGCGCGCACCGTCTCAATGGCCGCTCCGTTTGCCCCGGCATTGTAAGCCGCTGCCATGCCGCGGATGTAGAGGACCGGCGCCTGGGCTTCGTCATAGAATTCCATCATTGCCTTTGCCCCGGCCTTGTTCATTCTCCCGGCGTCGCGTTCTCCCTCCGCGAAGCTCTGCACCATGCCCGCATTGTCGCTCAGAATTTCGCGCTCTGCGCCCCTTCCTGCTTCGGCGGTCTCTGCGCCCGCGCTATTCTGTTCCAGCGCCGTGCTGACGCCGCCTGTCTCCGTCGGCGCGTTCTCTTCGGCCAATGCCGTTCGCATGTCGGCCAGCGGGTCCGTCAGGCGCGCATCGGTTCCGCTTTCTTCCGTGATCTGTTCTCCGACCTGGTCCGCGATCTGGCGTGCGAGCTGCCTTCTGCCGGCGCTCGTCTTGACCAGCTCGGCCGGCGCCTGCATGGCGACGGAGGTCAGCGCACCGATCAGGAAGCTGTACCATGCATCCTTATGGACCTCGGCGAACGTGCGCTCATCTGACCCGACGAGCCACTTGTCAAGGAGCCAATCGCCGAACTCGCTCGTGAATTCCTCCACGCCTTCGCCGAGCGCGTCCATGAAGAAAAGAAGCGCCCGCTGTGCCGTTTCGTTCCCGACGGTTCTCCTGATGGCGTTTTCTATCCCCTCGTCAAGTGCGCCGATCCCGAGCCCGGGAATACCGCCGAACATCTTTTCCGTGAGGACCTCTACGCCGCCCACGGCCGCGCCGTAGACGAGCGCGCTGTCCTTGCTCGCGCCCTTCTGGAGCGCCTCTTCCGTCGCGTTTCCCGCCGCCTGGAAGAACATGACCGGCAGCCCGGAGCCCGGCACGATGATGTTTGACAGGATCGATGGGATCATCCCGCCGACGCCCTGCGAAGTCAGCGCGATGGCCTTCCCGATCTTTCCCTGCCCTTCGATGTGCTCATCTGTGCGCTGAAGGTAATCCTTCGCCAGATCCGACCATGTGTTTTTCGGGGCCTGCTCCAGCGCCTTTGCCACATTCTCGGCGTCGGCCGCATAATCCTCGCGCCCGGCGCGGCGCCACATTTCCGCTGTGTTCTCCGCTTCCGCCTGGCCCGGTCTCTCCATCAGGAATTTTGCGGCTTTCTGCGCGCTGTCGAAAACATCGTCCGCCACGCTCTCATAGCCGTTCGGATAAAGCGCATCCCGCGTTGTTTCCATATCTCGCGCATAATCCTCCCGGCCAGCGCGGCGCCACATTTCGGCGTTCTCCTCCATCTGCGCTTCTGATCCGCGCTGCGCGATATACCCGGCCATGTTTGCCAGCCCGCGCGCTGACGAAACGATGCCGGCGCCGAACGCTTCTCCGACAGTCTGCGGCAGCTCCCGCGCGCTTCGTCCGCCCATGTCGTGCAGCTTATCCTCTTCCTCTGCCGCAGCATCGTACAACCGCAGATAGTCATCGACCGGAGCGCCGTTTTCCAGCGGCATGAAAGCGTTCGCAATCCGCATAGCCTTGTTTGCCGCTTCGCGTTGCCGGCCCATCGGCGAATTGTCCGGCGTGACCATATCGGAATATGCACGCTGCTGATCTCTCGCGATCGCCGCCATATAGTCTCCGGCTGTTGCTTTGCTGTGATCGAGATCCGCGACGGTCGTATATCCTCTTCCGCCGCCCCCGGGCGAGCCAGGCGCAGCTATGCCTTTTCCGCTGACGGTTTCCGCGTTTTTTCCTGTTCCGTGCTCCTCCCTGGCCTTCTGAAGCGCCAGCGACATCAACGGGTCGCTTTCCCTTGCCGTTCTGGATATCGCATCGGTCGTCTTGAGATAATCGCCGCTCCCGATCCATGTACTCCTGTACAGTTTGCTTGGATCTCTCGGTGCCGAAAGGTCCTTGCGCATGCTATCGAGGCGCCGGCCAATATCGCTCTGCCCCGAGTCAGCCGCCGTTTCTGGCTGCCCCAGATTGTCCAGGCGCATCTTTTCCAGCCGCTCCTGAATCGTTGCCATTCCCATTGCCCCCTTAGTATCCGAAAAGCTTCAGGATCCGATCCGCATCTTCCGGTTCAATGCTCCCGTCTTCAAGGCCTTTCTCGATCTCTTCCGTCGCAAAAGCCATCGCATTTTCGATATTTCCGCCGTATGTGATCTCGTTCATAATGGTGTTATAGACATAGTCGCCGCGGTTCGCCTTTTTGCTGCCCTCGCTGCTTCCCGTCGCGAAGAAATCTCCCGTATAGCCTGCCGCCTCGATCTGATCTCTGGTAAGGCCAGATGCCAGCAGGCCCTCGATCACAGCGTCGCTGTGATCGCCGGACCGGAACGCGGAGACATAATCAGTTCCGCCGCCCCCGCTGCCGGTTCCGCTGCCGCTCCCTCCGCCGCTGCCTCCGGAGCCGCCAATCGGCGTGATCCTTCCGCCCGAGGCCAGCGCCATGCGAAGCACCGCTTCCTCATCCGGAGTAATTCCCAGGGCCTCCAGCTTGGAGGAATCCCCGTTCTGCATAGCGAGCATAGCCTCATTGATTCGCCGGTTATATTCCGTGTCGGCTCTGGATTCCGCGAAGCTTCTGTCGTTCTCCCAGTCTCCGACGCTGTCTCTGTTCCTGCTGTAATCGCGATCCTCCATTTCCTCCAGAAGCCGCAGATTTTCCAGCTCGCGCGTGCGATCATCGTTATATCGTCCATATGCCCGTGCTTCCAGCTCCGGGATCTTGTCCGTGAGCTGCTGCATGTAATAGCCCTGCGCCTGCCCCGCTGCGCTTCCGGCGTAGCTGGACGCCAGCCCGCCGCTCCGGGCGGAGAGCTGCGCGAGCGCGTCGTCAAAGGCCCGCTGCCCCTCCCGCGTGTATTCCTTCTTGTACGCCTGATACACCGGGTCGTTCTCATAGTCATAGGAAAACTCCTTGCCGCTGAGCAGTGCGTCCAGCGCTGCGTCGATGGCGCTGCTGCGGGTGGAGGTATACGCCGGCCTCTCTGTCGTCTGCGGCAGATAGCTCGGTCTCCCTGTCGGCGCGCCTTCATAAGGCTTATACTCGCTGCCATCGTCTCCGCCGGAAAAGCCATACTTTGCGGCGATCTTTTCATTCTTGTCATGGAGAGCCGCCTTCCCGGCCTCATCCGCCAGACCCCAGAGCGCGGAATCTTTGAGGCTCTCGGCATAATCCTCGTCGGAATAAAGCGCCGCTTTTGCCCCGCCGCTTGCGTAATCTCTGTTTTCTACCTGGCGAATGATGTCTTCATCGTACTTATCTTTCCAATTAGCCATATCATAATCTCCGTTTCATGTGAAATAAAAGCGTGACAGGCGCCCGTGACCGAATGTGGTCTCGAGCACCTGCCGCGCCGTGTCGCGGTTCCGCTTCGTGTCAGCGGTGGTGTTCCGCGGAGTATCCAGTTCAGAACGATCTCAGAACGCGACCCACGTGCCGTTCCCGGCCTTCTGCTTCATCGCCCCGTAGCCGGCCGTGGTGACGATCGTCCCCTGCAGCGCGTCCGGAAGGATGGCGTTCGTTTCCTCGTCGCTCATTGCGAACTTCTCGTTGCTTGCCATGTAGATTCTCGTTCGCCCTTGGCGTCAGAAATCAGATCCATGCCGCTCGCTCCCTTCGTTACAGATCGGCAATGGCTCTCTTTCCGCGCTCCATCGCCGCGAGCTGGGCCTTCCACGCGGCCTGCTCCTGCGCCTTGGAGTGCTCATAGACCTCGACGTATTTCCGCTTCACCTGCACGGGCACGCCGGGCATGACGGTGATGAATTCGCCGTTGACGCCGATCAGAAAGGGCTTCTCGTCCGGCCCGCTCCTCGGAATGATGAAATCGACGAGCTCCTCGCCGATGTCAGCCGGCTCCGCCTTCTTTGCTGCGGACTTCTTCGTCTTCTTTTCGGCCTCGTCGCCGATGTCCTGCGCTTCCTGCAGTTCCTTGAGTTCTTCCATTTTCTAGCTCCTTTCAGCCCATAGTGATGCGTTCATTGTTTGCAAGCCGCGCCATGATCGCGAGGACCTCCTGATCCGTCAGCTTGCTGACGTCGGTCTTCTCGGCAAATGCCGGCGCAGACGATGCTCCCGTTTCTTCTGGGCGGTTTCCTCTGGCCTTGATGTTCGCGGTCACCGCCTGGGCCGCTTCCTCCGCCGCTTTCTTTTCGATGATCTCCACAGTCGCCGCACGATACGCCTGCTCCATCGGGAAGCCGTTTCGCAGCAGTATCCGGAAAACATCGTTGTCCTGCATATCGCTAAGCGCGAAGTCCGGATACTTCACCTTGAGCTGCTCCGCCTCCGCGCTCCATTTTTCAAAGTTGCGCATGGCGATATACTGCTCCTGGGTCTGTTCCTTCTCTCTCTTGTGCCGGCTGTTTTCCGCTTCGAGCAGGGCCATCCTCTGGCTCTGCTCGGCTGTCATGCCCTCCGCGGCGCCGCGCTTTTCCCAATAAGCCCGATCGTCCCGAATGGCAGCTTCCAGCCGGTCTAGGTTACCGTCCGTCACGCCGTACCGCGCGAAAACGATGTCCATCGCCTTCTGCAGGCGGGCGTTGTTCTCTCTCAGCCCGCTCATTTCCTTGAACCGGCGATTGATGATGCGCTGTGTCTCTTCGGTGTATTCCTGCTTGAATTCACCGTTGATCAGCTCGCGAAATGCCTTGCGCCGGTCCTCCGGCTGCGCGGGCTGTGCGTTTTCTTTCCCCTCGGCAGGAATCGCGCCCTGTGCGGGGGCCGACGGCGCTGCGGTTTCCGCTGTCTGCGTTCCGGCGGCTGCCGGCGCTGCCGCAGCTGCGGGCGCTGCTCCGCCTTCTCCGTCGAACAGTGCCAGGTCGATGTTAAGAAGTTCCAATATATTTCATCCTTTCTCACGCGGGATAAAGGCCCCGTGTGCCATACTCTGCGGCGTTTTCGGTCCGCCGTGAAGACCTTCTTTCAATAGACACAGGGGCGTTTTCTGACGCCCCTGTGCTTTCGTTACTTAGGGCGTCGCGGTGCTTTCCACGCGGACCAGGTACTGCTGCACCAGGATCTTCGCGGTTTTCATCGCTTTCCACTCATCTGTTGCTTGATGACCTGCCGTTCGGCAGGCGCCCGCGTCATTTCTGCGCGGGTCTCCGGCTTCCGCTTGCGCGTTCGATTATGGCCGGAGGGCGGACTATTGCATCCCCGAAGGGCCTCTCCACTTAGTCTCTCACGCTGGCATTACCCTTGCGCCTCGTTACCCGTCTCCGGGCCTCCGAGTCAATCAGGAGAGGTTTTACGTGGGCTGGAATTTAGGCCGCTTTGGCCTGAGTACGACCCACGGTTGCGCGCTGGTTCAGCGGGTCGGAAGAACCGCCGGAGCCCAGGGGCTTGACGATGTGCTCGAGACCGCCCCCTTCGATATTCGTGGTTCCGTAGGCGTCATCCGCGATGAACAGGGTGGAGTACACGTCCACGCCGTTCTTGCCGGCGTCCTCGCTGAACAGAATGGTGTCCTTCGCAATGCTGGTTGAGGCGGAGAGCGTCAGCGACGCGCTGCCCGCGTTGCCGGCGGTCGCGCTGGAGATCGTGACCTCCGTCGCGTTCGTGCCGACATAGACCTTCACGCCCGCCAGGGCGGTCGCCTCAGCGGCGGTGATCTTCTCCGCGACGGGCACGGTCGCGCTGCTCGTGACCGCGCTGCGCACGGTCAGATACCCCTTGCCGCCGGCCAGCGGCGTGGCCTTGAACACCTTCGCGCGGGTGTTTTCGATGAAGCGCACGCCGTAGAGCTTGCCGATCTCGCCGTTGTAGATGTCCTTGGTGTCGACATACTGCTTCGGGTTCAGCCACTCGCTGTCCTTCATCAGATCCATCGCCACGTCGGGGTGGATGATGGCGATATAGTCGCCGCGGATCTTCGGGGCGTCCTGACGCTTGAGTGCGCGGACGGCCAACTTCACGTCTTTGACGGTGAGGTTGTTGTTGCTCCCGACGCTGGAGTAGTCGAGGGCGCTCCGGGTGGTGGGTGCGGAACCGGTGCCGGAGCCGTACAGGACGTTCGTGCCCGCGTTCACGATGTCGCGGGTGATGCTGTCCAGGGTCTCGCCGGCCTGGCGTGCAATCAGCTTCGTCGCCTCGTTCACGACGGGATCGAGCGCCGTCATGTCGAGGACGTCGGAGGTGGTCACATAGCCGCCGTACTGGCTGACCGTGGCCGTCAGGGAGCCGACGCTCAGTTGCTGGCCTTCGGGCGTGACGCCTTCTGTCAGCGGCGCGGTAATCTCCGGGAGGGGATCGAACTGGCGGAACTCGATCGTCTTGCCGTTTCCCTTCGGGATGTTGCGCTTCTGCGCAAACTGGTCATGCACGAGCTCCGGCGCCGCGAGGACGATCAGGGCCTTGTCCCAGAAGGTCTTGTTCTCGGCGCTCAGGGTCGCCGTGCCGGTGGTGTTGGTGTTGAGTTCCACTCCGGAGGCCCCGGAACCTCCATCGTAGACGGGGCTGAACAGCGACAGGTCGACGCCGAGCAGCTTCAGAGTTTTCTTCATGATTGCATCATTTCCTTTCTCAAATTCAGATTGTTGGTTGTTGATAACGGCCTGCTGTGGATCGTTTCGCGGGGTTTTCGGCCCCCGTGCGCCGTGAGCGCGGTGTTTATGGGCTTCCGCTTCGCCCTCGCGGGATTGTTGCCTTGTCCCGTGGTCGTGATATGGAAAAGAATTATTCTCTTGTGACCGTGATTTCCGACGTCTCCGGCTCCGTGTTCGCGATCTGCGCCAGCCCTATGGTCGCAAAGTCCATCGCGGTTCTTGCTCCCTCATCCTCCTGAAACGCGATCATCGCCGCTCCGGAAGACAGACAGACCTCGTACCGCAGGCCGGAGCCCTTCAGCCATCCGGCCAGAGCGTACAGGATCGCGGAAATTCCGCTGCACGCCTCGAGAGAACCCGTGGCGTGCCCGTGCGCTGCTATCCTGTATCCGTCGCCGCAGTAATATGCCTGGATGCTGGTCATGTCACGCCTCCAGATCCGGCGTGGATCGCTTTGCGAGCCGATCACCATAGGCCGTCATCGGCGTGTGCGCCTTCATCGTCTCCCGTGTCAAGCTGTCCGGCGACACCGTGTGGACAGCCGTCCTTTTTCCTGTTTCCGGCCGCTCGCCTCGCTGCTGCGGCGCCGGCGCCGTTTCCTGCGCGGGATCCGGTATCTCCCGTCCCGTCAGCCTGGCGACGAGCTCCGTCAGCTTTTTGATCTCTTCCGCCTGCTGCTGAAGAAGCTCCTGCTGCTTCTGCGTGACGTTCATCAGGGTCTCGCCCTGGCGGACCTTGTCTCTGATGGTTTCGACGCCTTCGAAGTCCATCATATCGAGCGCCGTGATCGCTTCCTGCGCACGCTCCGGATTGAAAAAGCCCAGTCCGTAGAGCTCCTTTGCTCTCTCGTTCTGCTCCATTCTGCTGAAAGGATTCCGCTTTTGCGACTTGATCTTCAGGTCGAAGGTCGGCCGCCGGTACAACGTCTGGCCGCCGCTCTCTCCGATGGGCTTGTCCGCAATCATCTTATTTGTGAAGCTGACATACTGATAGGCGCCCGCGTCACCGACGACACGGAAGCATCTGCTCTCGTCATAGAACTGCCGCATGAGCTCCAGGCAGATCGCGGAGATCTCCTTGTGCGCGCGGTAGGAGGCCGCGATCATGTCCCTGCTGGTCTTGTTTCCGGCTTCCTGCAGCGCTGCGATGGCGGCCGCCGCGGTGACGCCGCTCCCGGTCCCGCCGGAGTTGACGTCGCGGTTTCCCGCAGTGTCCTTCAGCTCCTCGATCTTCTGCGTCATCACGTTGAGATAGGTCCCGGAGATGGGCGCGACGGTGATCTCCTGGATGCGGCTTTCGCTGAGCTCGCCCTCCACCGGCACAAGCCGCTGGTTCCAGTCCGCGAACTGCTCCGGGCTGACGTTCGTGCTGGTGGAGACGAAGAACCTCTTTTTTGTAGCCATCATGCTGCTCTCGAGGATGTTCGCGCTCATGCGGTCGATGTACATCTGCGGGTCCTTCGTCACAGCCACATAGCCGAAGCCGACCGGCGTTCCCTTCTCCGGGAAGAGCGTGTCGAACACGACCGGGTAAAGGCCGTGGTCGTAATATCCGCGCTCGGCGTATTCCGGCTCGTTCTCGCTGGCGTACAGCAGGCAGTCGCCGCAGAATTTCACATAATGCAGCAGCGTCTTCCCGCTCTTCGCCTCGACCTTGTAATACCAGTCGACCACCACGCTTTTTTCCGTGGTATCGACGTCGTTGTTGTAGTAATACTGCTTGATGTCGATTGTTTTGCTGGCGAGTCTGCCCTTGTACTGCGGATACCTCCGCTCCAGGATCGCTGTGTCGACAAGGTCGACAATGAATAGATTGCTGGACCGCTGGATGTCGGTGATTCCCGGCTCCCAGAAGATCTTCAGCAGGTCGATCCCTCGGATCTCGATATCGCCGAGACCGTTTTCCTTCTTGGAGGACCAGAAGATGCCATACACCGCCGTCCCGTGCTTGAGCTTCTCCCAGGACTGGTCGGAATACGTCTGGTCGAATTTGTTCTGTTCAAGGACGACGGGGAGGATCTCTGTGAGCACCTTTGCGCTCGCCTCATCGCTCTTTTCGCGTGGCAGGACGACGGGCTCCGGGTAGTTGTCCATGACGTCGGCGTGCTTGTTCAGCAGCGTGTTGAAAAGCCATGCGCTGCTCGGCTCCGGCCCCTTGTACCTGCCCTTTTCGCTCATCTTCCGGCGCTGCGTCTCCCAGTTTCTGAGCTCCCACCATAGCTCATCCTCGACGACTCGGTTTTCCAGCGCGCTCTTACCGTCCTTGTATTTCCGAAGCAGCTCCGCGGCCTCCGCGAGCTGCTCCTCTCCGACAGGCAGCTTCGGATCCGGTCCGCTTCTGGCCGCTCCGATGATCGGCATCGTGCCCGGGCCTTTCTCCGTCGCTTTCATCAGCGTCGCGACTGCCATTGTTTTCTCGTCCATGTCATTCCTCCTCAGTATCGTTGACCCCAAACATCCGGGTGAACATCCTCACTGGAAAGCGGATCGAATCCGCGCGGCACCTCCGCCTTCTTCGGCGGCGCCGCGACAGGATTCCGCATGCAGACATATCTCAGCTCGTCGTAAGCGTGATCTTCTCCTGTCGTGTCTACGTCCTCGACGTCGGATGCGCTGTAAACGAGCGCCGGCAGCGTGCGGATAAAATTCTCGCAGGTTTTGAACACAAAGAGTTTCGGCACTCCGCTCTCGTCGAAGGCCAGGCGATTGTGCACCTGCATCTTTCCTGAGATCCGCGAGTTATCGCCTTTTTCAAAATAAACCCCCTCACGCGCCATGAGCTCGCCTGTGCTCTCCGTGCCCTGGCTGGCCCAGATCGCGGGATCCCCGACGCGGTGGATCGTCCGCCCCCGCAGGTTCTGATCGTCTCGCTCGATCTCCCTGATCTTCCTCGCAACGGCAGACGGATCGAGCTTGATCCCGGTGTTCGGCACGCCGGAGCACCCGTAATACTCCCGGATCCGGTAGAGCCGGCGCTCCCGGTCCACGGCATACCATCCGACGGAAAACGGCGCTGCGAAACCCCAGTCGAACGCGCACCAGATCGCCCAGTCTGCCGGGACCTGGAACGGTTCTATGACATGCGTAAACCTGTGGTCGAGATAATGGGAAGGATCATTGCGCCATTCCGTGAACACCTGGCCGCTGAAGCTGTCCCAGTCTCCGTAAAGCAGCGCTTTCCGGTCTGCGTCCGGCAGCGATGCCAGCCGCGTCAGATACTCCGGATCGTTCGCCAGCAGGATCCTGTTGTCGAACACCGTGCTCGGCACGAAGATCCTGGAGCGCCAGCGAACCTCTTCCTTTCCGTCCGGGAAGCGGACCGATAGTTTGTCCCAGATGGTCGTCATGGGCGGCGCCGGCGTGATGAAGCGCTCCTTGACCCAGCCGTGGCCGATCCCGCCCGGGTTTGCCTGTGCGCGGATATAGCATCGCGTTCCCGGTCCGTTCGGTCTGTTTCGGCTGAACATATAGCTGTACTCTTCCCACCTGAACTGTGTCAGCTCGTCGAAGTCGATAAAGTCATATCGCTTGCCCTGATAGTTCGTGCGGTCCTTGGTGTGCTGCATGGCGCCGAAGAAGATTTTCGACCCGCTCGGGAAGGTCCAGCAGTGCTTCTGCTCGTTGTATTTCGCGCCGGGGCACGCCCGGCGGTAGATCTCCATGCTGCGGTCGATCAGTTCATAGAGCTGCGGATAGGTCTTTCTGAGGATCAGCCCGCGATAATGCGGGATCTCGATCTGCCGCAGCGCCTCGGCCAGCGCGCAGTCCGATTTCCCGCCGCCGGCCGCGCCGCCGTAGAGCGCCTCGTCCTCTCCGCGCGCCTGAAACATTGCCTGCCTCGGCTGCGGTGTCCATACGATGCTCATCTGACCACCTCGCCGTTCTCGTCGATGACGATCTCCTCATTCGGCGGCGTCAGCTGCTCCGACGGGGAGAGATACACGACGCCTGTTTCCTCGCCGGTGTCCGGGTTCCTGATGGAGATCGGGCGATACTCCCATCTGTCGCGGCGCCGGTTCGTGAGCCAGAACATTTGCGCCTGGACGTTGCCCGGCACATGCTGCTGATCCACGCCCTGGATCAGCTCCTCGTATTCCCGGAGCTTCCGCCCGGTATTCTTGTCGTATTCCACCCGGCGAACCTTGAAGGTCTTCCGCAGGTCCACCGTGTAGCCCTTGGCCAGGTTGAACAGCGCGGCCTCGATGTCGTCATCTGCGGGCGCGCACGCTCGTGCGAAAGAGGCCAAGAAGTCCGAATAGTCTTTTTCGCCCTTCTCGCCGCGGGCGAGATAGCTTTTGAAGCTGGAATAGGAGACGCCGAGCTTCTCGGCGATCTCCTTTGCCGTCGCGCCCTTTTGCGCCCACAGCTCGATCCTGTCGAGGTTCGGCAGGATGTGTGTGTAGAACTTCGACTTCCCCAATTCCTCACCTCCGCGGCCGCTGGCAGGATCGGATCACGGCTTGCGCTTCGCTGCGGTGACGACGTACGCTCCCGTCTCCGGGTCCATCTCTGCGAAGACCGCATAGGTCTTGAGCGTTTCATCGATCCTGATCTCCGGCAGGCGCAGCACAAAGGTTCCCGGGCTGGTCTCCTCTCCATGCACCGTGCAGGCAACGGCGAGGATGCTGTCGACGCTGCGGTTCATCTGCCGGACGGCGTTGTGGGCTGAATCGAGCGCTTCTCTGAGCCGCTTGATCTCCCTCTGCTTCCGGACCATTTTTTCTTTTATCGCACTCCGTTCTGCGTCGTCCATCCTGGTTGCCTCCTTTTCGCTGTCTTGCGAGGAACACCTCTATGCTTCGAGCCTATAACATGACTCCCGGCAATTCAACACGCCGGAGCGATTTGACATAATAATCCGGTTGATTTGATACAATAATCCGGTTGGAACGAAAAAACCGGGCGAGGATCACTCCCCGCCCGGCGTATACTGCCGCCATTGGTAGCCGTATGCTGTGCCTCCGCTCCGCACAGCACGCAGAATATTGCTTGGATTGCCCTGGTAAACCGCCCGCGCCGCCTCGCTGACCGACGCATAGACCGCGAGACGCTCACCGCCGCGCAGCTGCTCGACCATGATCTTTCCCGGCCTGCCCAGATCCGGCGGCACGCCGATCTCCTCCCTCCATCGCCGGATCTGGTTCGGCCCAGTCCGGTACCTCCGGCAAAGCTCCTGCTGCGACAAATGCGCGACAGCCGCAAAGCCTCTCGGCCGCTTCCTTCGATGCTGCTGCATGGCGTCACCTCACTTCATCCAGCTCCCGCAGGAGCGCGCTGATCGTTCCCGCCGCGCTGCGCAGCAATGCGGTGGTTCCCTCGTCCTGGGCCCGTAGCTCCCGCTTCATGGCCGCAGTGCTCAGCTCCAGCATCTTTCTTCTTGCCTGGACCGTGCTCTCCGTCTCCTGGCGCAGCCACCACAGCGCGATCTCGTCCTCGCTCTCCCTAAAAGCGCACGGTTTGTCCTGCCCGACCTCGTCCGGCTCCTCCGGCTCGTTCGGGC